TTCCATGCGCTGGCCATAGAGCTTGGCGACAGGCATCTGGAGTTCTTCGGAGAGCAGCGAGTAAATGCCACCGAGGCCCTGGTCGAGTTCGCCGGCCATGAAGCGGATCTCTTCTGCGGTCACTCGTTCCCCGTTGCGCTGGATGGCGCTGTTGAGGAGGAAGCCGTAGGAGATGCGTTCGGTCAGCGCCTGGATCAGGCGTTCGGCAACACTGAAGTCGGCAGCCTTCTCCATCTGGAGACAGGTGACGTGATCCTTCGAGCCCTGGACGAAGCCACCATTCTCGGCCTTGGCCAGCTTTGCAGCGGACGTCGTCGAGTTGGCAGCGATGAGCCAGATGACCTTTGCGGCCTGCATGGTGCCATCTCGGATTGCTCCGGTCAGTGCATTGAGGGACGTAAGGTCGCCAACGTATTCGTCGACGAACGCACGGCCATAGTCTTCACCTTCGATGTAGGTCAGGCGGATCGGGAGCCAGGGGAGCTTGTCAGCAGGGTATTCGCCTGAGTAAGCGCCGGCCACGACTTGGTCCAGGACCTCCTGCGTGATGACGTACTTGGAACCGTCTTCGCTCAGGCTGATCTTGGTGTAGACCTCGATCTTGGCTTCACGGGCGTCGGCAGCGTTAGCCACCGGCAGGGCTGCTCGGATTTCGGGAGGCAAGGCAGTCTTGGCGATCTCCTCCCTGACGACGATGTCAAGGATGTTGCCCGAGGCGTCACGCTGGACGACATAGGACGACAGACGGAAACCGCGAGGCTTACCCTTCTTTGGAATGAAGAGGAGATAGTTGCCGGATACCAGAAGCTGACGGCATGCCTCAAAGCTGATCGGTCGGAACATGGAAGCGTTCATCTCGGAGATGACAGCTCGTTCACGGGCGCTAAGGGCACGTTCGACTTCGCCGCGCTTCCCATCGGACTTCATGAGTGCCTGAAGGGCGAGGTCGTCGATCTGGTACTTGAAGAACGGGGAGTTCACGGGGAACAGGGCAAGTTGCAGCTTGGAAGCCAGATGTCGGATACCACGGGCACCGAGGGACTGGTTCGTGTCGTCCAGGTCGGACGCAGGGCTGATGCCGTTCTTCGGAAAGAGGTAGGGCACCGTGAGCTTGGCGTTACGCTCGGCTCGGGTGATATAAGGGTTTCGGTCCTGAGTGAGGGAATCATACAGGGCCTTGGCTGTGACGGTCGTTTCGACTTCAGCCATTAGATCGGGACGTTAACGCCAATCTGGGGACGGGATACCGGCTTGGACGTAAGGGAATTGACGAGAGACTTCTTGCCCTTGCGCTTTGCAGCAGCGTTGGCAAGGTCGGCATCGGTGCCGCTGGTGCCCACCTCATTGAGGACGGGTGCCTGCGGCGCGTCAACCGGAGGCGGCGCTGCCTGGACAGGGTCAGCCTTCTGGATCTTAGGCTTCTTAGGTGGACACATGGCTTTCTTCCTGGGCCGCTAAGGCAGCCTCAAGGAACGCGATGACTTCGCGCTTTCCATGTAGGGCACCGGTGGCCCTTTCGTTCAGGGATAGGAGGTCGTTCGGAATTTCGTTAGGGAAGGCTTTCTGAAGCCATTCGACTACATCACGGGGTACATAGGGAGCATCGTCCATCAATCACCTTCGAGTGCTAGGGGTGTACCTAATGCTTCCACCCTCAAGAAGATCCTGAGAGTGGATGCGTTCATTTACTGTCGAGCTGGTCGAGGGCGCGTTGGGCGAAGAACAGGATCTTCTTCAGATCGTAACGGGCTGACGTGCCATCCTTCTCACCGAGCCGATAGCAAGCCTTGAAGATGTTTCCGACGCCGAAGGTCATCTTCTTATGTTCGATCAGGTCGAGGAGATCAATCGCCCCCTCGGGTATCTTGTAATAGGATGAGGAGCCCCCATCCGAAGTTACTGGAACGGGGTCCACAGTTTCGCTTCCTTCTTCTTGAAATCATAGTCGGTGTAATGGAGGATGCGGGCGCATCGGGCCTGCGTCAGGGCGTACTCTTCATCGAGCTTCTTGTTCTCGTAGGCACCGACGATCGCCGGCCACCATACTTCTTCGTTCTCGATGTCGAGGCTGTCGAGGAGCTTGCCAGCGGACACCGGACCCATCCCAGGGCAACCAGGGTAGCCATCGGTCGTATCGCCGGTCAGCGTCTGGAGGAGCCAGTTGTACCTGGCAGTCGCCTCGTCGATCTCCAGCCATTGGCCTCCGTGATAGAGGTTGCCTGGGATCGTCTTCAGGTCCTTGTCGGCTGAGACGATGACCTTCTCACCGGAGATCAGTGAAGGGTGCGTCGCGAGGATACCCAGCGTGTCATCAGCCTCAATGCCCTCTTTGAGTTTAGCTCCATGATCGTCGACAAGCCACCTCTTAACCTCACCAACACCAAGAGGTTTCCGGCCCCGTCCACCTTTATAGGTTGGAAATATTCGGTGCCTGAAGGTAGTTCCTCGTGAAATGCAAAGGACCGCATCGGTGGCCTCTAGCTCCTTCTTGAATTGCTCAACGGTGTTGAGGAGGGTGTTCTTCACTTCCTTGAGGTCGATCGAGTAATACCACTCGTCGTCCTCGCCTTCAAATTCCTTCATCCCGGCTGCACAGCCAGAGACGATCAAGATGTCTGCGTCGATAAGGAGTGTGCGCTTCACCATGCTTCTACGGCAACCTCCCACAGACCGGTGAGAAGATCGGCAGCTCCGAGGATAGCGCCCCATACGGTGACGGCGACACCAATGATCGGCAGCGCCACCAGCCAGACTGCGCGGCGGACGTACTTGTTCTCAATTTTCTTGATCAAGCGTAGATGCTCCTGATGCCGTAGGTGTTGGTGAGGTTGTCTTCCATGGCCTTCTCATCCACTGGCGACATTGTTGCAAGAGTGATAACGTTTGATGACAGCAATGGCGTCGTCGGTGTGGATGTGGAACCACTCCGTTTTCTCGAAGCGATAGCTAGCCAGCAGCGCATGTATATCGCGCTCAGCAACGATACGATCTGTGACATTCTGCTTGTATGCAAAGGCATATCTCCTGAATGGGTCGCCGGTATTGTAGGTGACGAGACGGGCTGACGGGTTGGACGAATGGCCAATCTTCACGTACCTCGGCCACATTGGGTGGACGATGACGTAAACGATTTCCTTCTTTGGCTTCACCTTGCGTGGTCGGGCGACCGGCGCAGGACGTGCCTCCGAAGCCTCCATTGCCGGGATGGCAGCGAGGATGGCATCGACGTTGGCTTTGGTGGCCAGGGGTGGTGCTCTGTATGGTGGCGCGAGAGGAGCGACATACTCCCCCCGACGCTTCGCATGCAGTCGGCGCATGTTCTCACGGGACCGAGTACGGTTGCACTCCTTGCAGTACGCGAAGAGGCCGTCAGGTGTTCTGTGGTCCGTGTGGAACTCAGAGGCTTCCTTCACCTCTGAGCATCGGTTGCAGGTCTTAGTGCGTAGCTCCCCAGTCGGGGCCAATGTCGTAGTTACCTTTCAATGGGCAGCGGAAGCTCAGCGCTTCGCCGGCCAGTCGGATTGCCTCGGTGGCCAGGAAGCCAACGCGGTCAGCGATGTCGGGATTGACGCTAATCTGCCATTCGTCGTGGATGTTGCCGACGAACTCGTAGTGGACGCCTGGGGCGAACCCTTCGGCCTGAAGCAGGTTGTCGAGGATGACGAGACCCTTCTTCATGATGATTGCGCCGGCAGACTGCAGGAGTGTGTTGAGAGCCGAGTGGGCCGAGCGGATGGGAACATAGCGACCATCGAGACCCTTGAGCCTACCGTGGCCAGCCCGATCCTTACATGCGTCGACCAGCTTCTTGAGTGCCGGGAAGGCCTTCATCAGCTTGGTACGTGCCGCCCTGCCCGCTGCCGCAACCTTCTGGTCGGAGCCACGGACACCCAGGACTGACCCGAGGTTCAAGTCGCCGGAACCGTAGAGCATGGCGTAGATCCATGTCTTGGCGGTGTCACGGTCACAGCCGAGCGCCTTAGCGTTCAGCGTATGCATGTCCGTGCCGTCTTCCTTCTTCCCCTCAAGGATGGTCTTGATGTAGGCCCCATCGTCCCAACGGGCCATGTAGCCAGCGAGGCAGCGCAGTTCGAGCGCGTCGGCGTCACAACCGACGAGCACCTGACCCTTGTTCGCGATGAACAGGGCGCGGCATTCGTGGCCATACTTCACCTTGCCTGACGGCACCTGGGCCATGTTCGGCTTCGAGTGCGTCATGCGTGAAGTCACGGTGCCCATGGTGTTCACACGGCCATGGATGCGACCGTTCTTGACCGCCTTGAGCCAAGCTTCCTTACCCTCGGCCAGCATGCCGGTGAGCTTGTCGATCTGGAGGTACTCGGTCAGCAGGGCCGCTGCCGGATACTTCAGACCACTCAGGACTTCATCGTCGACCTTCGGCTGACCATCGGGAGTGAACAGCGTCGGCTGCCACCCGTAGATCGTCTTCAGTCGGTTCGCGATGTCGGGACGAGATGAAGGGTTGAACGGCTTCATCTTGATCTTGGTGTAGGGCGCGTCCTCGGAGTAGTGCTCCTGAACGGGCCCGACATACGGCGTCAGTTCCTTGCCGGTCTTGTCGCTGAACCGGCGCTTGGTGATGGTGACGTCGAGATCGGTACGCTTGACCGACCGGTCGGCCTTCGGTGTCATGACGCCGTCGAAACGGAACCATGGTGCGAAGATGCCAGCCAGCTTGTCTTCGATCTCGCTCTGGGCACCGCGAAGCCTGCCGTAAAGCTCAGCAGCAGCCTTCTCGTCGAAGGCCCAACCGTGGGCTTCCTGCCGGCTGATGATCCGCTGGACGTCATGCTCGATGCGGATGCTTTCGTCGGAGAAGTTCTTCTTCTGCAACTTCCGCAACAGTGCATGCGTTACCTCAACGTCCTGGCCGCAATAGTCCTGCATTGCTACAGACCATGTGCCCCAGACGTAGGCGGTCAGCTCAGGACCCTTGAGACCGAGGGCTTTACCCATGGCCTCGCGTTCCTTGCCGTAGTCACCCTTCCAGAGACCGAGGCGATAGCCCCAGCTTTCCAGGCTGTGGCGACCGTACATCTGCCCCGGTATCCACTTGCTACCCGTCTTCTCGCTCTTCTCGGCTTGCCGGAAGTCGGCGTCTCGCATGTCTGGGTACATCATGCGTGACATGATCACGGTATCGAGAACGATGCCCTGTGGCTTGAACCAAGGGTAGATCTTCTGGATGGCCGGGATGTCGAAGCCTTGAATGTTGTGGCCGGCGATGCAGTAGGCGTCCATCAGGACCTTGATGCCGGTGGCCACAGGCAGAGCGCCTGGGTAGTCGTGGTCGGTGAAGTGAACCACCGAGCCCGTTGCAGTATCCTTGATGACCAGGGAGTGGACCACGGTCATCTCAGGTATCAGGCCGTCGCTTTCGATGTCGAAGACGACTGTGGATTGCTCCACGTTTTCAATGGGAACGCCGTCTATCTTCCAGCGGAAGTCGATGTCGCTCAAGACTTCATGCCCGACAGTTCACCGCACAGTTCGTCGAGGGCCTGTACCTCTCGCTTGGCTGCAGCAAGCTGCTCCTCAGCATCTCGCCGGTAAGCCCTGCTGGACTCCAGGGCGATCTCAAGCTGATGCGCGTGGCGCTCCAGTTCCTTGTGTCTGTTGTAGAGCTGGCGGTATTGCTCCTTCTCAGCGAGAATGATGTCAGCCAGTTTGTTTGATAGGGACAGTGGTCATCTCCAATATTGCGTGTGCCAGATCGGCAGCCCCAGTCTTCGTCAGGGTGATCGTGGCCGTGCGGAACTTGAGGGTGATGGTCTCCCCCGAGCGTTTGACGTGGACGCTCGAGAGAATGCTTTCGTTGGTGTGGTCGTCGGTCAGAAGGGAAGGTCCTCGCTCTCGTCTTCGAAGCTGGACACTGCGCCCCGGTTCGTCTTCTCGCTCTTGTCAGCGAATGGATCTGAGTGGATCTCGGAGAGCCGTCCGGTCTTGCGATTGTATGACAGCCATCCGGCCAGTCCGGTCTCGCCGGTCCAACGACACTTCAGGACACGCAGGGTGGTGATTTCCTTGACCAGGAGGAGTTGTCCCCCAACGGTGACTTCCTCATCGGACTGCTGGTTGCGCTCGATGCCGATGACGGTATGCGAGAGCTGGGCAATCGAATGGGAACCACGGAGCTGCGCCAGGGAGACTTCAGCCCCCTGCTCATGACCCTTGTCACCGCTCGGTCTCTTGAGGTGCGTCACCAGGAAGATCGTGATGTCACATTCGAGAGCCAGGGTGGCCAGGGCGGTCATGATGAAGTCGATGTTTCGACGCTCATCACCGTCTTCTTGGCCTGACACGACGATAGACAGGTGATCCAAGAAAATGCGTTTGCAGCCGCAGCCTTTGGCAAGGTACCGTATCTTCGCCAACAGGTTATCGGAGCTTGTTGATCCGAAGTGGTCGTAAAGGAACACTCGTCCTGAACCGACTGTCGCGTCATAGGCTGCCCTCCGTTCCTCTGCAGTTGCGAGATCTTTGTCAAGGTGGATAGGTTTGGACAAACGGATACCGACGAGGCCCCGTGCTGTCCGCTTGATCGGCTCTTCCAACATGAGGATGCCGAGGTTGTCTGCGGTGGTCAGGAGAAGATGGTCGACGACCTCACGGATGATGGCGGACTTGCCCATACCCGAACCTGCCGTCAGGGTGATCAGCTCACCGCTGCGACCGCCGAGTGTCATCTCGTTGATCTTGGCCCACGGAAGATCGAAGTGATCCTCGGTGTCGTCCTCCTCCATGATGTCCCAGAGGTCGCTGCCGTCCACGATGCCGTCCGGTCGGAGGACCTTGGCACCCCATAGGCAGTCGATCAGCTTCTGGACTTCACCATGCATGAGCATTTCGTTGGCGTCCTTACGTGGCAGGATCGCCGTCTTGCACTTCCCAGGTTCGAACAGCTTGACGCAATCGTCGACCGCCGCCCTCCCCGGTTCATCCATGTCGAAGCAGAGGATGACCTCGTCGAACTTCTGCAGCCACTCGAGGTTCTTCTTCAGCGCCGCATGTGCGCCCTGGGCCCCGTTCGGGACGGAGACGACAGGCCACTTGTGGTTCTGCGCCTTGCTGATCGAGATCGCGTCGACCTCACCCTCGGTGATGATCAGCTTCTTGCCGCCGTCACGCCAGAGGTGCATGCCGTAGAGGCCGGCGTTCTTGGTGTCGCCCAGGAACTTGAAGTCCTTGTTGGCGAAGCGGACCTTCTGAGCGACGATCTGCTGGTTGACGTTGCGGTAGTTGAAGATGCGGACAGCCTCGCCGGCCATCTCCGACCGAGTGAAGCCCCATTTGGTGGCGCTCTCCAGGTCGATCTTGCGGCTGCTCCAGTCGGCGGGTTCGCCTATCGGCAGCAGGTTCTTTGCCTTGGGCCTCTCGACCTGTTCGTCAGTTTCCAATTTCTCTCCGTTACCACGCTCTCGATAGCCGCACCCATAGCAGTGGGCATGGCCATCGGAGTATCGGCCAAGGTTGTCACGGGAACCGCACGATGGGCACGGTTCCTTGCGTACAAATTCGCTTTCTTCCAAGGGCTTAGTAAGGCTTGTTCTTGTAGACGGTGGTGGTGACCAGATGCGGCCAGACCTGCTGGACCGAGACATCTTCAACGCCGTTATCCTGGTACTCAGTGGCACCACGGGACCAAGAGATTTCCCAGAACGTCTCGTCACGGGTGTCCTTGAACACCTGCTCGTAGAACTTGGACCACCGGCTGTCGCCCGTGATATCCGCCGTGGTGATCTCAGTGAAGAACTCCTGGTCCTCACTGTCCTCGCGTAGAATGAGCCGTGCCTTCTTCGCGTCCATCAAATGTCGACCCGCACGATCACGTCGCGGTGGGTCCAGTACCAGACCACGGTCCCGTCAAGGCAACCACGGTTGGCATGGAACTCCAGCTTGTCGTATGTCATCGTCATCGGGTCGTAGTCGCGATGGTAGACGGCTGACGCATACGAAGGCCGGCGCATCATGCAATGGCGCTCACCCCTGGCCCTGCTGGCAGGCGGAAGTTCGCGAGCGTGTTCCTTCAGTTCGTCGATCGAGATTGGTCTCATCTGTAGTCCTTCATGATTTCAAGCACGGTGATCCAACCGACCCCTGCGATGCAGGAGCCGATCAGGACGAAGAAGATGGCAGTCGGTATCAAGCGAGCAGGCCGGCCAGACGTTCGGAGACACGACCGGCGCGTTCGGCTTCAGCCATGGCGCGATCACGCTCGTACTCAGCCGAGCTGGCGATCTTGTTGAACTTCATCGAGCGATTGACGTGGTGTTCCTGAGCGGCCTCAAGGTGACCGAGGGTCTTCTCAAGCGAGGACAGGGCCTTCTCGATGGACGGGGTGCGGAGGACGAGAGCAGCGACGGAAGCGAGGAGCGACTTGATCATTGGATACCTTTCGGGGGCTCATGGAGCCACGATGTTGGGATGGACTTGTCGGAGTAGAGAAAGCCGTGGGTCTCGCACCACATGCCGTATGTCGTCTTGGACGCCTTGGAGATGCGCGTCCGAGAGTTCGAGAACACGAACCGAATGTCGTATGCCGGGTGTTGGCTCTTGATCAGCAGATGCTTCTGCCGGTCTTCGGTCAGGAAGCGGCCCTTCGTTTCCACGATGATGCCGTTCGAGAGGATCTTGAAGTCGGGAGTGTACTTGGCCTTGCGAGCAGGCTTGACGTACTCGATCTTCAGTTTCTCGTATTCGTATGCGTGACCGCCAGCGATGAGTTCAGCGGCCACTTTGTCTTCCAGACCAGACCGGAAGCCCTTGAGCTTCGCGGCCTGTGCCAGAGATATCTTGCGAGCCAAGATCAGAAGTCGTCCGAGCCGGCAGGAGCCTTCTCGTCGGAGCCGGCTTCACCAGCGTCGTCCGAGGTTTCCTCTTCGGAGAACCCGTCGTTGCTTTCGTAGCCTTCCTCTTCCTCGAAGCCCATGTCCTTGGCCGAGCGGCCACCAGCGGAGACCAGTTCAATCACCTGGACACCTTCGAGCTGGAGCGAGACACCATAGGTGCCCTGGCCGGCGACGAAGTACGGCAGAGCGCCGCCCGACACGCGGACCACAGAGCCACCCCAGATGGCCGTGCCCTTCTTCAGTTTCTGAAGCTTGGCGTCGATCAGCGTCGGGTAACGCTTCCAGTCCTTGCCCTTCTGCGTGGTACCGGAGTGCTTCATCTTGAACTTCAGGATGATCTCGCCGGTCTCGTTCTCGTCCTCGTCGTAGACGTGGGTGAAGAAGTCCTGCTTCTTGGCCTCACCGAGCTTCTTGCGGGTGGCGACCGGGAGGGCTGCGAACTTCTCGAGAGCCTCGGCTTCGGCGACTTCCATCACCTTCTCGATCTTGGCGAGCAGCGCCTGGACCTGGGGATCACTCTCGACCAGACGAACCTGGACGGAGAACGCACCGCCCTCGATCGGGTACTGCTCCGAACCGTAGTCCGGATTTGCAGGGTCGAGCTTCGGGTACACGGCTGGGCCGCGCGGGGTGGTGATCTTGACGGCTTCAGTGCGCTTCTGCTTGTCGTTGGCCATTTGTATTCCTTCGTGAGATTGTTGCGATAGTGGAGAGGATTAGGCGCGGCGATACTTCGCTTCGAGGCGAGGTACGTCGTGGCCTTCATTGGTGAGCTTGACGAAGAGATCGACCGGAATGTGCTGGTCACGCTTCCAGAGGATCAGGGCGACTGCCAGGTTTCGGCTGGTCATGCCAGTGCGCTCAGGGTGATCTTGTAGCCTTCGGTGGTCTTGTCGAGATCGACGACAGAGATGTTGAGGCCGATCTTGGCGCGGAGGTAGACGGCCAAGGCAGCGTGTACGTCCTCGTCGGTGACCGAGGTGAACAGGAGCGGCTTCTTGACCACCTGAGCAGAGGCGCGGGCCTTACCCTTCTCCTTACGGGCAGCCTCGGTGGCCTTACGTTCGGCGCGGGCCTTCTCGACTTCAGCCTGGGCCTTGGTGGCGTAGGGCATGGTGAAGCGGGACGACGCGCAGTGGTAGACGAAGCGGCCGGAGAAGGCTCTTATCGTGTGACCGCAGTCATCGGTCATGTCTACGAAATCGTCACCCGTGAGGGGGTTACCTGAGGTCGCCGTAACCCTATAGAACTTGTTGGTGGACAGGTCGTAGGGGCCAGGGTTGATGCACTTCACGATGTCGCCGGCTTTGAGCTTCGGTGCGGTCAAATCAATTCTCCTTGGATGTAGTCCTGGATGGCCGTGAACTCTGCACGCTTGCCGTCCTGCCCGTTGATGAGGTTCTTTGTTGCGGCGAAGACTTCCTGAGGAGGAATGTCGAGTGCTTCCGCGAGTTCGAGGAAGACTGCCGCTGCGCCCATGACCTGGATCTCAGGCGTGTAATCCTGAAGGCCGTTGAGCGTCATCATGACTGCCGCCGCAACTTCGCGAGGCTTGGCCATGTTGATCTTGTCACGATTGAGCCTAAGCCGTGGCATCGGGACCTCCGTTGTTGCTGAAGATGACGAAGGTGAGCAGAGCGACCAGAAGGAAGCTCAGAGCGTAGGTGAGTTGCTCCGGTACGCTCATGCAGCCACCTTGCGGAAAGCTTTGTTGCGCTGCATGGCACCTCGGGTGAAGTAACGCTCAGACTTGAGGCCCTCGATCAAAGCCTTACGGGCTTCGTATCGCTGATCTTTGTTGAGGCTGTTCAGGTCGAGGCTGATGTCGCCCACGGTAAGACTGTTGTGAGCCGCACCGAACCTTAGGGTAATGTTATGTTTCATCGTATGATCCTTCGTTGGAAATCGAAAAGAGCTAGGGGTGTCCCTATTCCTCCACAGATGCGATTGTTGCGCTAGTGGAGACGTTCAGGCAAAGAAGTATTTGGCTTTGAGTACCTCCTGTAGATCGAGGGTGCCCATCGGGGGCCTCGGTTTGATGTCGGTGTCGTCGGTGTCGAGAAGGGAGAGGAAGGTTGTCAGAACATCCCCTTGGTACATCTCGACGAACTCGGCACGGAGAGCGTTGGACAGCTTGGTGGCATTGCAGGCGTGGGTGCCATAGCTGTCGTGGATCATGGCGAACGAGGTGATCCCCTGGCAGAACAGAGCGTAGACGGTGCGGAACAGTGCCGCCGCGTCGAGGCTATGGACAAAGTTGGGGCTCACCGAGGTGGCCTGCTTCGACGAGTTGATGTTGTCGGCCTCGTCGGGCAGCCTCAGTCGGATCATCTTGCCATACAGCTTGGTCTTGATCAGACGGCTGTTGACCTCTCGAATGTCCTGGTAGGCGATGAAGCCCGATGGGGTCTCCCACATCAGGGGCCGGTTCTGCTTCGACATCTCCCTGGCGACACTCTGGAGCCACGCCATGGCATCCCTGGCAGCCACGACGACGTCCCCGATGCTCTCCCAGATGAGAGTGCTCAGGAAGCCGGTCGCCTTGCCCAGCTCGTCACCGAAGTTGTGCTCCTGCCCGTCCTTGATCCGCTCGGCCACAGCCTCCTGGACGTACTTCAGGCAGGACCGAGGGGTGCCGCCGTATGGCAGGACCATGACCGGACGCTTGGTGGTCTTCCGGTTGAGCCCGAAGTGGACCCAGCCTTCCGCCCAGCGCTGCCGATCGAATGGCGTCGGCTTGCCATCCTTCTGCATCTCGTCAACTACTGCATCAGTGCAAGCAATTAGACGCAGTTTGGCCATGGCAACGTCCGCAACACGTTGGTAGATGTCTTGCGGCTTCTCGCTGTCGGTGAGGTTCACCGCAACGCCACCGATGCTGTCTCTCAGCATGGCAGAGAAGTGCTGCAGGCCATTGCAGGAGCCGTCGAGCGCCACCGGGATGTGCGACACGAAGCCCTCGGTGTGCCGGTTGGCCCACTCGAAGCAGAACGACAGGAAGCACCAGGGGCTGTCGGCCTTGGTCCACCATTTGAACCCGAGAGGGTCTCTGGCAACCTCGGCAATCAGAACCTCATGATCATCGACCCAGGCCACCCGATCGTCGAACGAGACCTTGTCCACCCCGAAGCAGTTCGCCCCGTGGATGGCCAGCCAGCGCTCACCATCGTCACCCAAAGGCAGACCCTCGGAGAACCGGAGCAGACCTTTGACGACGTCGGTGCCCTGCGGATGCAGCAGCGATGGGATTGGATACGCCCTTCCTCGGAAGTCGAGATTGTGAGGGAAGAAGATGCGCGGCTCATGCTCGAACCGGTTGACCACCTCCATCAGATCGTTCTGACCTTTGCGGGCCAGCTTGAGGGCGTAGTTCTCGTTGTGGACGTCCCTCGCCTCCCAGCGCCACTTCTTAGCAGCCTCCAGGTTGGTGTCGATGTCGAAGGGTTTGTCCGGTAGCGGGATGTCGTCCAGGCTGACCAGCCCCACCTCCCCCGAGCCAACCGACATCAGATGCCGCATGACCGAGAGGACTTCAGGATTGATCTGCCATGCCGTGCCCTGGATGGCGTTGAGGCCGTCGTAGATGACACTGAGGTCGGCACCCTCCAGCAGCCGGCGATGCTCCTGCCTGGACCGCTTGACGAGCGGCAGTGGCCGGATGGCATTCGAGAAGTACCCGCCGCCACTGAGGCCGGCCCATGGTTTCGGCTGGATGATCATCGGCATGAAGAACTGAGCCAGCTCCTCGCCTTTGAGCGCTGCTGCCTCGACCCACTTGGCAGCCTTCTCGGTGATCTGGACGACATATTGGTCGACCCTGACATCCTTGTCGGCGCTGTCTGCCCCGGTGAGGATCTCGGCCAGGACTGTGGTGTCGCAGAACAGCTCGATCATCTTGAAGCCGAGGTGCAGCCGATCGGTGCCGGCCCAGCGATCCCACGGCACGTTGTACTTGCCCATTGCGTAGGCCAGCACGGTGCGTTTGTGAGCCTCGGTGGCCCCATCCTTCGACAGGCGATCCTCCACCAGCCGGAACTGGTCTCGGTGCTCGATCTCGAACTTGCTGAAGCGAGCCTCATCCTCGATCCCCGCCGCGACGAGCCGTGCCAGGGTGGTGTAGCCGACTGCCTTCTTCGACATGAGCCGGTTGAGGACGATGCGGGTGACGATCAGGGACACGGCCCCGTAGTTCATGCCCTTGATCAGCTTGGCGGCGACCGCCTTGGGCCCAGGCCGACCCGAGTAGACATCGTCGACGAAGGCCTCGATAGCCTCCGCTAGTGGTGTGATGGCCCGCTTGACGAGGACTGAGCCGCTGTCCGTCTGGGACGCACGGTTCTGGTCCATGTTCTTCTCGTAGCGAACGCGGAACCTCTCGCTGCCGAGGCCGGCCATGGTGATCTCAAGTTGGATTTGGCGTTCGTATGGTGTCAACGGTACCCCTCAATTGCCATCCGAGCCTGGGTGTCGAGATCAGGCACGTATCGGTAGGAGATCACGAACCCCAGGAAGCAGTCGCGCTCGACCTCGATCGAGTACCCTGGTGGTGCGGGTGGCGGATCTACGAAACCCCAGAGGGGCTTCCATTCTGGATCAGGTGTCATCAGCGTCCTTTGTTGGCCCGATCGACTGCCCGAAAGACAGCCTCAATGAACAGCCGGTCCTTGAGCATGTAGTCAACCGTGGGGTACTGGACGCCAAAGTGCTCACGACCGATCGACCGACCAGGGCACTCAGTCTTTTGCTCTAGGTCCCGCCAAGCCGCCGTAGCCGCGATGGCATCGTCGGCTCGCTGCGCCTTCTCCAGCGTGGAATGGATACCGCCCTTGACGTCGGCGTATGCTGTGATTGCTTTAGCCACTGGTTCTTTCCATAAAGACGCGCTCGGTCATCTCTCGACCACCTTGCGCAACGATCTTGTTCGAGTGCCAGACCGTGAAGTCATCCCGCTTGGGATGCGTGGTCCAGCGATGGAGGCCCCGCTGCTTGATCACCAGCAGCTCGCCAGAGTGGACGTAGGCGTCCTTCATGCGGCCTGCGGGCAGTTGCGTTCGGCTTGGCGTTCTACGGTCGGCCTGGGGTGATCAATAAGCAGCGGGTGATGGTTGATCGAGTTGCCAAGCTGGACGTAGGGCTTGTCGGAGATCGACACCTTGAGGAAGGCCCGCTTGCCGCTCTCGACGTTCTTGGAGACGCGATGGATGTGCGTCTGGTCGAGCCGGTAGAGGTGGTTGACCTTGGCGTGTTCGAGGCGCTCGGTGCCATACAGCATGGTAGGGTCTGCGATGACCTGGAACTGCCTGAGGGACTCCGCATGGTCGGCGGCGACAGGGTACGGGTTACGGGTGATGAAGAACTCGGTCGGGTTCCGATCGGCCCAGATGTAGTTCAGGTCCTCCGTCAGGAAGCCGTCGCTGTGCCAGCCAGGGCGGTTGCCTGGGGCGTCTGGGGTGACGTGGGTGATCTTGACCGAGAGGTAGACGTAGCTGTCGTCCCACTTGTTACCGCCGTATGAGAGGTAGACGTCGTCGCGGACAGCGGTGATGAGCCTGAGGTACTTATCAAGCTGCGCAGGGACCATAGTCCAGACCTCCCCAGGCATCTTGATCGGGAGGTACAACCAGAACATCATCTCGGACGTGTCGAGCTTGAACTCGCCCAGGTCGACCGGAGCGGCACCATAGATTGCGGGGGTGAATTTGGTCATGCTTTGTCCTCGAATACGTAGAGACCCAGCTCCTGCTGCACGAAGATCGGATAGAAACCGACGTAGCTGGAGGTGTCGAAGGTGTCGGGAATGGTGGCCCCGGTCTTGAAGGCGCGGAAGAAGCGCTCCTCTGTGGGCTTGCGGAGATCGACCACAGCCCAAACCCATGAGAAGCCATCGATATGTGCGATGCGAATGATCTCAGCGCCGGTGGGTAGGTTCAGCCTGAAGCGTTCAAGCGCCGGGATGCCGTACTTGAAGATCGTCCGGCCCATGGGGTTGGCCATCTGAGGTCCCCGCGAGGCGTCCCACTGGTGGCCTTCTGGTTTCGCTGGTGCCTCGGTGGCCTTGACGCGACCCACCACATCGAACCGGCCCCTGAAGTATGACATTCGATCACCCCGGTCATTGTGTACGGTGTACTTGCCGTTCATAGCCGCGAGGACTTTGTATTCCTTACCTTCGGTCAGCCAGCGGCTGCCGGCGGTGCAGATGACGTTCATCGTGTTGCCCTTACAAAGAGGATCAGAGGCGCGATGAAGTAGGAACCATCGGCGTGTCTGACGAAGTAGTCGTTGACCCCGCCATAGGGATTGGACCCATGGCAGGACGTGCGTGTCTTGAAGGCAGCCGGCTGGTCACCCTTGAGACGGACGGAGCTGATCAGGCATCGTGGGTTCATGCGAACATCCCTCGCCTGTTGTTGGCACGACGGACCAGCCACCAGCCCGCACCGCCGAGACCGGTGACGAGCAGCAGCCAACCCCAGAACCCGATGCCGCCCTCGTCCTGCTCAGGTGCCTGCTCGTAGACCGGAGGCTGCGCTGGTGCAACGGGTGCAACAGTGGAGACGTTCGGGTAAACGGGTGCCGCATTGGTAGCACCTTGGGGTACAACCACGACAGAGGGAGCAGCCGGTGCAGGATGCGATGCCATCGAGTTGCCCAGGAGGTAGCCCCAGAACATGCCGCTGCCCATCCCCGAGCCGCCGCCCCCATAGTTGTGGTTCTGGATCACGGTGGTGTTGCTGCGCGAGCCATAGGTGCGAGGGGCCGAGTACGACCGGCTGAAGGAGCGAGAGCTGCTCCGAAAGCCACCGCCCGAGCTGCGATAACCAGCTTCTACGGGCATGGCGAGGAGGGCTGCTGCGGAGGCCATTGCGATCAGTTTCTTCATATTTTCCCATCCTTTTTTCCCATCAGGGATTTTCCCACAAATCTATTGCACCAGTGGAGACATCCATTTTCCCATGGAATGCCGCCGCTAGTGGGCTGTAATTATTTCGCTTTGTGGGATTGTTGCACTATCGAGAATGTTGCGGGTGGGAACCTAAATCTGGTCCATGGGAAAATCTCGGATGGTGCGGCTGAGGAGGGTCGAACTCCTAAGCCTTTGAAAAGGCACGGGAACCTAAATCCCGCATGTCTACCAATTCCATCACAGCCGCTAGGCCGATTTTATCCCATGGGAGAATTTCTCCCACCCATTTTCCCACACCTTAGACCAGACCGCGAGGCTCTCTGGGATCTAGTGTGGAACCCGAGCGACCGGCGTTTACCGCCGCTGACCCAGGTAGTCAAGGTTATTCACGACCGGTAGATAGAAGCGCCACCGATCGTCACGATGAGTACGTCATGCTGGAAGTACAGCACCACATGATCCTCACCCCTCTCGAAGCCGTCGTGGTTGGCCTCCGAGGTTAGGCGTTTGATCGTGTCAGAGATGCCGTAGCCGTGCTTGCGTAGCATTTCTGCCTCCGCCTTCGCCTGATGTATGTTCATTGGAACGACACCATGTTGGCCTGGAGATGCTCCGGTGCCAGCTTGGCGTAGCGCTGCGTCGTCAGCGGGTTGGTGTGACCCATCCACTGGCCGATATGGTACAGCGATATGCCGTCCTGCGCCTGCCAGGAAGCACAGGTGTGCCGGCAGGTGTACATGACCGTGTCGTCGAGGCCGGCGATGTTGGCCTTCACGACCTTCCAGAAGTCGACCATGGTGCGGCAACGCATGCCCGTCCAAGGTCCGTTCTGGCCCAGCTCGCGCTGATTGTTGACCGCCTCGAGCGCCCTCGGTGAGAGCGGGATGGTGCGGGGTCGACCGGTCTTCGTCCTGCGGAAGGTGACCTGACCGTCGCGGACATCGGCCCACTTCAGCGGCTCACCCTCTGTCCACGGACGAGCACCGGTGTGCGTCAGGAAGATGAAGAAGTCTCGTTGTCTGTGGAAGCCATTCTCGGTCATCCAGGTGACGATGGTCTCGAACTCGGCCTTGGTAAAGAACCGATCGCGACCGTTCTCCCTTTCCGCCCTGCTGTCGTGGGGCAGCTCGAAGTCCAGCTTGATCTTCGACTTGTCGCAGACCGTGCGGATCATCGACATGTAGCGGTTAACCGTGGTCGGCGCTACGCCGCGCTCGTCGATCAGATGCTGCCGGAAGTCGGCCTGGGTCTTCTCAGAGAAGGCCTCGGTGTTCGAGGTGGCCGGCCCGACCCACTTCAGGAAGTAGTTGGCGTTGGCGATCTGCCCCTCACCGCCTCGCGACGGTTCCCAGTAGTCCTTGATGACGCGCTTGACCGTGTTCCCCACAGTCCCCACGTCACCGCCGCCGATCATGGCGACCGGCTGCTCGACGGGAAGACCGCGCTTGATGCGCCGCCGTGTCTCCGTTTCCCAGTCCTCGGCATCTTCGCGCTTGGCGAAGGAAGCCATGAATTTCTGCCCCGACACCATGAATTTGGCTCGGTAGCTCTGACCCCGTTCTTCAATCAAAGCAGTGCCTCCAGTGCGGCCATCACGCGGACACCCTTGGGCGTCAGGCTGATGCGCTTGTTGCGCCGGTCCATGATGTCTTCCTTGGCGACAAGGATATCGAGACCCGGCATGCCTTTACGATGCGTCTGGCTGAGAGCAGCGACGTTCCGCGATACGGTACCAGTCGAGTGACCGGTGACGTTCGCGAGATCGGTGATTGTGCTCTCAGGTTTTGCTACTACGGCGAGGAAGATCGCCATTTGTTGTGCCTGCATCTCAGCGTTCAGTTTACGGAACTCTTCGATGATTGATGCAACCTTACGGGCTGCCTTGGCGGTGCTGTTCTGGACCTGTACCATAGTGTGTGTACCCACCTTCACTCGGTTGATGCTTATTTTCTTTTCACAGGGGCAATCTTCCTCAAGAACGAGATAATTGCAAGAGGCTAATTAAAGCGTTCGTGCAAAAGTTCTACCGTGAATAACGGTTCCGTCTGGTCGATCGGAAAGATTGTACGAAATCCCCGCGCTTCTGACTGCGCGATGAGCCATTTAGTATCGTCATGGTAGTCTGGCATCAGATCCGCCGCCTCGGGGTTGATGCTCTCAAAGTAGTCGCGGGCAGTTGCATACACGATGCTTGCGTCCTCGTTAGGGGGAGTATTCTTTGTTGGGGTTTGGAGATCACCAAGGCTGTTCGAGGAGTACGCTAAACCCTCTGCCCCCTGGCTTGGTGATCCCATAAATGTAAACGTTTTCACTGTCCATCATCATATATTATGATTGCACGATAAACGTGATTGTGGGCAGCGCTGTCACGCTTTGGTCACACTCTGTACCCTCGAACGGAGTGTGAACCGAAGATGAACAGATTACGCGGCCAGGATGTACCGCGCATACCGCTGACCGGTGTGGTCTTCGTGCAGTGTGCGGGTGATCTTGTGCCCCATGCGCTTCAGTTCGGTGATGCGCTTGGACAGCGATCGGCAGCGCAGGACACCCTGGGCCTCGATCGTGGTCACATCGCCCTTCTTGCGCAGCATCTGGAGGACCTGAGCGGTCATCGGTGCCGTGGGTTCGATCGGTTCGGCAGGGATGACTGGCAGGGCAGCGAGCCGTGCCTCTTCCTTGGCGATGAACTCGGCGACCGGCTTGGGGACATAGGTGGTAGCAGGCACCATGACGTCCCGGATCTCCCAATCTCCGGTGTACCAGAATGTCGGGTTCTTGGGTACGGTCAGACCGAGGTCCTTGGCCTTTTCCACGTAGCCGTTGTCATCGATCCAGCCGTCGCCATCAGAGCGCATGCCAACGATGTCGCCCCAGATGGTGAGGTCGACGACCATGATCTGGACGTCATAGATGGTGGTGAGGGTCTTACCGAGGAGGAGTTTCATGTTCATGTCAGATGTCCTTTGGTTGTCGATGGTTATGCGAAGCGAACGCCGGAAGCCGCAGCCCCGGTGATGTGATAGGCGCAGTTCTTGACCATTGCCGCAGCCGGCGAAGGGATGCGAACGTTGCCGAGGTGGGCGACCGCTGCCTTACGAGCGGCGACGAGTTTGGGATGGTTCAGATGCACGGTGAGTTGTCCTTGAGGCAGATGACGATGACCACGAAGGCCAGGACGAGCGCCGTAGCGCCGCCGATGACGACGAGGTAGTGAAGGGTGGTCATGAGAACGGCGGCGATCACTTCAGGAAGCTCCGCGCCTTCGCATTGGCCTTGCGGATCAGACGAGGGACCACCCAGACGAGGGCGACGAAGACCAGCAGCGCGAGGATGAACATAAGCGGCGCGACGACGTGCCAAGCGAACCAGAGGAGGATCATGTCAGTCATTGGTGGTGATTGCCTTTACTTGAAGCCAGAGGATGAAGCCGACGAAGAAGATCGCGGCGGCGAATGCGGTGGTGATGTCCATCAGGCGGCGTCCTGCTCACGGGTGTGCCAGACCGGCTGCTCGTAGATCTCGGCGGACCCGGGGTCGTCGAAGGGGACGTACCAATAGCCTAGGTCGATGATGTCGATCGTCTCAGGCAGCGGGAAGCCGTGGGCTTCAATGAACTCCGCGAGGTCGAACCTGAGGATGACGTGGCTGCCGTAGCGTGTCCGACCGATGTTCTCGCCGGTCGTCGGGTGGCAGAAGAACGTCTTGGTGGTGCTCTTGACGAGGATGTTACGCATTGTCGCTCTCAGCCTCCTCATCGACCTCGGCCTCGTAGTTGAAACGGGCGCGGCTCAGTGCTGCCTCGAAGACCTCATTGCGGGCATCGCAGAGGTGCATGAGGTTGCAGAGGAGGTCAGCGATGGCGTCACAGTCGTCAGTCCTGCAGACGCACTGGAACTGCTCGACGGCTGCCTGCGCAAACTCGGCGCGGCGTGAGTTGTCTATGGTCATTGGACGACGACCTTTCCTGAGCGACCGGCGAGCACCCTGGCGGTGACCTCGGCCTTCTTGCTGGAGGGATAGAAACCGATGTGGGTGCCGATCCACCCCGGTTGGCTGTGGCGTAGCTCCCACTTGTTGCGGGAGACCTTGGCGATGACGTAGGTGCTCATTGGTTGTCCTCAGCAGAGTGGGTCGGTGATGACGGCTTGGCCGTTGGCGCGGAGCATCACGTTCTTCGAATGGAGATCGAGAGCGCCTAGATCGGCAAAGCGGCGGATGAAGCGGGTGGCTGGCTTTGACGAGGAGGTCACGGCCCTGTTCCATGAACTGCCGCTGACCACGTAGCTGCTATAGGTGACAGCCTTCTGCGCCTTACTGCCCTTGCTGGCCTTGCAGCGCTCGACAACAGCGGCGTAGGTGCCGCCCTCGCGGCCTGAGATCCACTCCATGTGGTAGACCTTCAGGGCGAACGTTGAGCGTGTCCCCGTACCCTTGAGAAAGTCGACGTATTCAGGGAAGTGGTCGGTGAGATGCTGAAACTTCGAGCTATTGCGCTGGCCTACCTTGATGACCACGTCAGGGCGATCGGGATGCGCCAGGGCGACCGCGAAGGCCCCCCTACCTAAGGCCTTGTATCCGGCCCTCTTTAGTGAGCGGACGATTTCATCGCGGGTGGCGTGGGTGAACGGAGCGTCAGCGGCGGCTATGTCGCGCTTTGCCTGATTGGCCTGCTTGCGGATGGTGGTCATTGCGTTGTTCCCTGTAGTGCAATGGTTGGAATAGTGCAGGCATTAGCCCACGACAAAGCCCGAGGTGTCGCGCTTAGCTGCGCCCTTGGCATAGAGACCGACGATCACGCCGGTCGGATCTAGGAAGCGCATGTCGTCGCTGTCCCCGTCGATGACGTCGCGGATGGTGGTGCGTGTCAGACCTTCGAGGCGATCGCCGGTCATCATGCAACCGTCGCGCAGCGCCTTGGAGCGGTAGACCACAGCGAGATTGACGCCTTGGTTGTCCCTGGCAGCCGCAATGACCGCGTCCTGATAGGCCGGATTGGCTTCCGAGTAGCTCAAGACCAACCGATAGTTTGCAGGCAGATCACGATAGACCCGCTTGTAGACCTTGGTGTAGTCGTAGAACTGGATCTCAGGGAACGCCTTGAAGATGTTCGCGAAGGTGTGGCCGCTATCAGGATTGGTGACAGGGTGCGCCACCTCCCATTGAATGTCGCTGGTGCCGTTCAGACGGACTGCAGGACGAACACCCTTCTTGCGGCAGTAGTTCAGGAAGCGCAGCAGATCAGCATGCAGCTCATCCATGAAGGCCCCGCGATTGGCCAAGTAGCGCTTGGTCTTCTTGATGCGGGCAATCTGGACGTTGGACATGCGGCCCCGTCCTGCAGTGTTCAGGCAACCGGCGATGCATCCGGCCTGCTCAGCCATCGGGCAGACATTGCCGCCAGCGAGGTTGTAGGGTGCAAGGTACATGATGGCGGTTTCGTAGCCGCCGAGCTTGTCGCCCTTGACGGTCTTAGCGTTGTCGCCAGAGCGGATCAGTGTTCCACGGAACATGGTTATCCTCATAAGTGCAATGATTGGAGAAGCGAAGAGAGTAAGGCGCAGCTATGGTGCGGCTGTGGTTCCGATGGAGCCATTACGACAGGCTCAGTGGTCCCTCTTCATGTGGCTTGTCAGACCGTTGATCATGAAGGCTCGAGAGGACGCGGCAGCGGCGTAGTTGCGCCTTGGATAGAGCCACACGGCAGGGAAGACGTGGGCGCTACCTAAAGGCAACTCAGGCTAGCGGAGGTGGCTAACGTCGTTGCAATGGAAGAAGAGGACGATCGCGGCGATGGTGATGATCGCGGTTATCATCAGCCACACCGCCAGCAAGAGAAGGCCCAGCGCTGACCGCAGTGTCTGCAGACATCAACGCCGGTCATACCGCTGGCGTCCCATATGGCGTAGGTCGAGTGGCGACCAAGTCTGCAAAGCAGTCTCATGCGGTCACCTCAGTCCAGCCTTTGAGATCCTGAGCGATGGCGGCAGGACTACGGTCTAGCACCATTCCCTTGATCCATTCGCGGTTTGTGTTCATGTAGCCGGTTGCATCAACGCGGCGTTCGAAGTCGATCGACTGCAGTGTGGTATGGTCGCGAGTGTCGCGGTCCCAGACCAAGCCGGTCACAGTCCAGATTGCCTTGGTTGTCATTTGGTGTCTCCGGTTGAATTGATTATCGCTCAGCCACCGTTGTCAGTGACTGAGAAGTAAGCAATTCAGTGGTTCCGTTGGGCGAAGGCCTGACACGGTTTCCTTGTCTGCCGGATGTCTCCCGGCGGTGATTGCTTATTGAGGAAAGCATCAAACCCCGACGCCGTATGGCCCTATTCTTGAGCGGCAGATAAGGTCGGCTGGCAATCAAATCAGCCTGCAGGATCTAGGTCCGTTGGCCGATTGTGTCGCTGCGTTGCTTAGTTCTGTATGCCGCTCGCCTTGTTGGGCGACTAGCGTCTAGCAGTGAAGTCTATTCAGTTGTCAAAGAGCCAAGCACCCCTAGAGGCCTCTTGTTATTGAGCCGCTGGAACCGGCCCCACCAACCCCGCCGCCGAAGCGCTTCGTTTGGTGTGATTGAAAGATCTCATAACCCGCCCACTATTGCAACAGTCTTTTTCATCCAACCGATAATAAAACGACAAGCCTTTGAAAACACATCGATATTTCTTCATGTCACCGCAAATCCAATGCCTTCACTGGAGAGACAGAAAGCGCATGCACACGATACGCGCGGGATAATGCACACGCGTAAGGGGCTGCGCCGGTCACCATAGGCAACCACGGTATCGCCAGCGCTGCGCCGGTCGACCAAACCGCGCTACCAGGGACGCATTCGGACACGATTAGATCGCATCCGATCTTATCAGCAACCGATGATATCTTGTGCGATACTATCGTGCTCGATTAGGTCGGAACCGACTGGATCTTATGCGATACTATCGTTGGCAATGGTATCGTGCGTTAGCCTATCGTGTCCTATGGTATCGTATGGCATGCTATGGTGGGCTATGGTATCGTGCTCGATTAGATCGGACACGATTGTATCAGACACCGATCATGTCGGATGCGAGCTAAACATGTTCAAGGTTGAACAGTATTGAATGCACAGATAGCCCCTGCCACCCATGAAACCATAGGGAATAGGATGTTAGATCTAGTGGATACCATTGATTTCATTGGATAATTTGGCCGCTTGGGCTAATCTGTGGGACAATTCGGCCACCCGCCTAGCCGATCGAAGGGGTACCAGGGGGGATCACCGCGCGGTCATATTGATTGATGCCGCTTCGTAGATTTCTGGTGAAAACATCGGACACCCTTGCCACCAAAGTCAACCCTGGTTACCACGGTATCATAAGGAGAAGCTCATGAACCCATTCGTGCTATTCGTCATCGTCCTCGGGAGTGCAGCCGGCTTGGCTGTGGTCGGCCTGATGGTCTACCTCACTGTCCAGGGTTTCCGTGGTCGCAACCCTATGGGACCTGCCCTGGTCCTCGGGGCGGTTGCCTTGGTCATCGTAGGTCACCAGTTGTTCCCTAACCTTCAACCTTAGTGGGGTTCCCCTCTCGGGGTGGCCCCTAACCCAATGGCTACTGGGTATGACCCTGGTGGCCTTGGTCTCCCTCGGGTGGGACCATGGTGGCCTACGTTCCCCTTAGGTAAGACCATGGTAGACCATAGGTAACCATAGGGGGCATAGGGGGACCCATGCTAGGGGTGTCCCTATTCAACAGAGGTGAGACCCCAGTGGTACCAGGGTCTCATAGGCAGCGTTAGAAGAAGCGAAGGGCAGAGCCCTGAGCCCCATCACCGAAGTAGTCGAGGAACTTGTCTAGCTCAGCCTGGAGGGCATCCTCCTGCATCTGCTTAGCCGAGGTCTTGTCGTTACGGGCAAGGAACTCGATCCAGTAGGCGACAGCCCCTGCCAGTGCATCAACACGGTCGTCCTTGGCCAGGGAGCCCCGCTGAGCGGTAAGACGGGTTAGCTGGTACATCAGGCGCATGTAGGTCTGCTCCTCGCGAGCGTAGGCCTCTGTGGACCTGTAGTCCCAGTCGATCACCTCCTCCGACACGATCAGCCTGTGCTGGTTCATGATGGGTTCGAGGGTGTCGATGATGCGGACCTCCTTCTGGTTCTTAGCCCAGTCGCTGTCCTCGATCTCGACCTTGTAGACGTTCAGGGCCTGAGCCTCGTTGCGGAGGAGCTGGGCGAACATGCCGTCACCGAAGTTAGGCTCGACCAGGATCTTGTTGACCTTCTGCTTGGCGGCGCACTTCAGGATGTCCCGCAGGACCGTCCTGTCGTAGCCCTTGTTGCGGGCGCAGCCCATGGCCGTGAGGAACAGGTTGCCGTGAAGGTGCTTGACCACAGCCCAGACAGTCTCGTCACCACCGCGACCGGACGGGTCGACGAACATGACCGAGCCCTCGTA